TATTTGACGACTCAAGCCATTAAGACATCAATGGCGTGTTGAGTTCTGGCAACCCTGTCATCCAATCCATGCGTACCACCATTGATACGCTTTGTCAGGGTTGTCATGTCATTGGCATCAGCAAACTGGTTCAGCTTATTTTTGTCCCAAAACCAGCCAGCAGACAAAGCCGCATACTGAGGACTAGACACCAAATCAGGGTTTTCCACTAGATCAACACCCAAAGCGTCACCACAAGCCCTGTAGTTGTCTTTTCCTGTCAACTGAATCAATCCCCTGCCACGATATTTAAATCCGTCTCCAGAGGCTTCATCGCCATTCCCCATGCGGTCGGCATAGACTTTGTTGGCAATCTTCTCAGGATTGCGGTGGTAAGGCTGTGCTACATCCAAAGATGGGAAACGCTTAGGCCAAACCTTAGTCAAGCCTTCAGCAGAATAGTTCAGGTTTTCTTTGAGAGCAGTGAATCCACCGCTTTCGTGAGCGCATTGCCCCAAGAAACAAGCCTGTCTTTCAGGCGTTGAAATGTCGAACCGATCAAAAGTTTCATTGATTGCATCTATCCACTCCTCTGCCTTAATAGGCGTTATCTTTAATGCTTGGGCTAACTGTTCACTGTTCATTTGCTCTCCTTCTGGTTAATCATTTCTCTGACTTGGTTGTAGGTGGCGATACAGGCGTTAAGTTTTCTGGCTGTGAGGTCGGCTTCGTCTGCGATGGCGAGAATAGCTCTAGAAGTCTCTGGCTGAAGTTCGGCTGTTGGGGGGTCAGATCGCTCGGCAATGGGGGCATCTGAGGTGGCTGATAAGGTTGGGCAGGAGGGCGTTTTGACAGGAATCCGCAACTTGAGAGCACCAGAGTCAATGTCAGAATTCCGCTTTTGAATAACAATTTTTGCATTGCTGTTTGCCTTTACCAGTTCATTTGCTTGATTTTGTACCGCTGTCACCAGTGCCTGTTCCTTTTGCCTAGCCTCTTGGTTGAGTCTGGCAATCTCCATTTGCTGTTTAGCAAACTCATCATTGCCACCCTTCCAATAGCCTCCACCAAAGCTACTCAGCACCGCCAAAACGATGCCAAGTAACACCCACGGATTGAATAAACTCATTCCTTGGCTTCCAGCTTAGGCTCATCATCAGCATCAGCATCAGCCTTGGCAATTGCCTTAGCCGTGGCAGATACAGCAGAACGACCAGCCACACCACCCAAAACACCAGTGACAAACACCATGATGGTGCTGATTTGTTGTGTGTAAACCTTGTCAATAGGAGCCATGCCAGACATGGGTTGAGTCACATAGGTAACAGAGTACAAGAACATACCCATAGAACCCACTAAAACGATCAAAAGAGCCAAAATAACTGCCGCCCAAATGCGAACTTCGATTTCTTCAGCAGTCATGCGATTATTAGGTTTGTATCCAACTGTAGGCATCACTTTTTCTCCACTTCAGGTTTAACAAGTTGCTCAGGGCAAGTGCCTGTTGCAACGCAAATAGGATGTTTGCACTCAGCAATCTCCCAATTTTGAGGGTCTTGGCACTTATATCTAAACCTATCTTCACAGCCAAACAGTAAAACCAGTACTAGAAACCAAAATACTTTCATTTCTCTTTCTCCCTCTCTTTTTGTTCAACTTGTCTTCTCAATTTCTCAACCTTTTCAACCTGAGTCTTGGCTTCATTCTTAGTCTCCAAGATGTCAAGATAAAGAGATGCCATGATTGGCAAAAGCAACGCAATCAGTACGCAAGCCGCAATCCAGCCCATTACTTCTTCCCCCAATGGCTTACGAACACGAACCACATCCACAGGTAAAGGAGGAATATAGAAGTCGCTACCACTGCCCCTAGCTTTGCTTGTAGGTTTCTTTCCTCCTCTTTGCGTAGCCATGTCTCTTGCCTCTTGATCGCTTCTTGCCTCAATCTCGCCTGAGTCTGCTCCTCCTCAATCTTGTCCTTCATGCTGAAGACTTCAGAGTACAGTGCGCCCATCTCAGGAGGGCTTTGATACACCATACATTCACGAATCTGCACTACCAACCTGTCCATCTCTTGCTGTGCCATCACCCTCTTTAGAGCCGCTTCCATGTGGTTTTGGTCAGGGTCATAGACAGTCAAACTCTTTTCTTCTTCCTCTCTGATATGTGCCGCTAACTGCTCCTGAAGTCTGAAAAACTCAGTCAGATTCTTGACAATATCAACTTTGACTTGGGTTTCGTCAACTGCAACGAATTTTTCCTTCTTTTTCGCCACAGACTTTGAGGCTTGTGAAGATGCAGTTGCTTTAGGTTTTTGACCAAAGATTGAGAAAAGTTTTCCCCAAAATCCCTTAACCTCTTTTCCAATGGCAATAACCTCATCAGCAGTTTTTTTGACTTCAACAAAAGACTCTTTTGCTTGCTTGTAGAGGTCACATCCAGCCTGAATCTGTTTGACCAGACCAGCCGCCATGAAACAGATGGTAATAGGGTCAATTTTTCACTCCACCTGATAACCACGAGCTTTTAACAAGTCTCTGATTTCTTGCAATCCTTGTTGCTCAGATGTTGGCTGAGATTGAGTTTCACTAGGCATTTGAGGAGGCGTGGTTTCCAGCATTGCTCCACTTCTTACACCTAAAATAGCCGCACCTTTAGAAAGTGTCGCCAAGGCATCTGTAGTTTTCTTTGTCAAATTCTTAGAAGTAGACAAATCAACCATTGCCTGACGATAGTTTGGATTAAAAATTACATCAGCAAAATCCGATGGGTTGGCAACCAATTCACGCAAAAATGGGATTGCTTCTTTCAATGCCAAACGAACTTGTGCGCTACCTCCTGCCGCACCACCTAAAGCATAGGCTTCAGCACCAGTAACGCCAACCATTTGAGGAGATTCACTTGACAAAACTCTTTGCATCCAATTCATAGCCAACTTAGCCTGATTCAAGTCAGTTTGATTTGGAAACAGATCAGCAAATTCACTGCCTTTTTTATTCAATTCAGTCAAAGCAGTCTTAATGCTAAAAGTTGGGTCTGTTGCCGCACCACCTTTGACTTGAGCAGAACTCAAAACATCATCAAATTTTGCTCTACGAATTGAGTTCAAAACCTCAACAACTTGAGCGTTTGGATTGTTTTGCATCACATCAATCAAAAACTGTCGTTGTGATGGAGGCATATTTTTTAAATCCCTCATCACATCTTCAGGAACAAGTTCAGTTACATCAGCAACATCAAATGCTTTTGTCAAAGGTCTATTGGAAAATTGCTCAATTTTTGCTAGGTTATCTTTAAATTTATCTCTTGCAATTTTCAATTTGTCAGCACCGGGAACACCTTGTTGAATAGCATCATCTAATGCTTCTCTATAGCCATTTAAAACAGTTTTAGCAATTCCTTTTGCCTGACCCGGAGCAACACCTTCAAAAATATTTCCAGCACCAAAATCTGCTTTTCCAGAATAAGATGCCTCACCCCATGCCGACAAGTTTTTTTGCAATCTATCAATTGATATTGGTTGAACAGTTTTTTGACCTGTAACTGGGTCTACAGTAGTGTATTCATCAATAATTCTTTGTAAATTATTTCTTAATCCAGCAGTTGAAGGTGTTTCAACAGGAAGTGCTTGTAATACAGAATCAACTGATGAAACAAGTTTGTTTGTATCAATCATGCCACCAGCAGACTTAGCCGCATTAAAATCAGTTCTTGCATCTGATCTTAATTTAGAAGATAAAGATTTCCCATAATTATTAAATGAAGATATAACTGCTTGAGTGGTATCAGCAATATTCAAAGTCTTGCCACTTGCTTTATTGAACAAGTTTGACAAATAAGACTCAATATCACCAGCTTGCGCTTGTCTAAACTCAATAGGTTTTTGGCCTGATGATGGTGCTCTTTCAACAGCCGCTTCTGTCGCTAACTGAGGTCTACTTAAACTCAACTCACCCGGAGTCAAACGACCAACATCAGCCAAAGTTTGTGCTGTTGAAACAGGAGGAAATGTTCCTTCAGGCTTAGTAACAACATTACCAAGTTGTCTAACTCCACCTTTTAGAACATAAGGTGTTGACTGCAACGCCATTTGAGCCAATGGACTCTCAGGAGCAACTTGTTGGGCAAATAATCCTGTGCTTCCTGCCACACCAAATTCACCAGCAACACCAGCAGGAGTTCTACTGAACAATCCCGGCACACCAACACCTGTCAATAATGCCGCTGGCGCACCAGCTTGAGTGAATTCATAAGCACCACGATAGCCCGGTATAGATTGAAGATTTACGCCAGTTAATTTTGTAATTGCTTGCTTGATACCTGTACTTGAAAAAGCATTTGGGTCATCACTTCCTTTAAGGTAATCATACAAATTACCCCATCCACCAACA